TTACGCTAGGATGTTGCCGCCTTGGATAAGCTCCATAGCGATGACTTGACCGTCAACGCCAGCTTCCATTGCGTATCCCATAGAAACATCTCCTGATGCTGCTGTAATAGCGTCACCAGATGCGTCCGTTTGAAGTTGCGCACCAGCAGCAACAGTGCCGCCGCATGTGATGCGAGTTTGACCAGAAACAACAACAGTTGCCTCTCCACCTGATGCTGGGTCATTTTCTAAAACGCCAAAGCAACGCTCTCCTGCAGCGTCTGCAAGATCAACTTGACCATCAGATTCTAGTGTTACGAATTTAAACTGAGAAGATGATAGATCTTCGCCAGCAATTAGTGAGCGTGTTTCACGTGATTGTGTTACAGCCATGATTACTCATCCTTTTCATAAGTTTTAGCGATAAGGGATTTACCCTCTGCTGTTTTAGAGATGGCATCAAAAGCAGCGTATTTGTTGACCTTATGCTCTTCGGCATAGGCGTCTACCATCTTGTCTAGTTTAGATTGTGGGTCAGTCATATCTGCATCTACAGACTTCTCACCAACCTCATCCATAGCAGCAGCAAAAGCAGCATCTGCGCCTTTGAGTGCTTCGAGGACTTTTGCATCACCCTTGATGACATCAAGAAGAGACATAGCTACTTCAACGTCAAAGTGTGGCAACTCTGCTTCAGCCTTTTTACGCAGTTCGATCATCTGCTTTTCGACCTTAGCTTCCTCAAGGGCTTTCAAGACAGGCTCTGGAATGTCAGCCTTCACGACCAACTCACCATTAACCTCAATCGTCTCTACGACCTCTTCTTTTTTCTCAACGACTTCACCTAGCTGTTTGCGTAGGTTATCGTTTTCTTCTTTGAGTTCCATGAGTTCTGCTTCCAAGGATACTTCCTCGTCTGCTTTCTTCATGTCCTCGTCCATCATTTTCTTGGCTTCTGGGAAGGTATAACCCTTATCCATCATGCCACGAAGTTTAGCCTTGAGGTCATCAGACATTTTGTCCATTTCCTCCATTTCGGCATCGCTCATTTTATATGCTTTTTCCATATTTTCCTCTTCGGAATCACGCTTGAAAAGTGCAACTTTGGCAGACGCATTTGCAGGACGGTCAACCAAAGATAGTTCGTCAAGCTCAAGTTGCTTAAGAAGATTCATCTTCAAGTTTCTCCTTGATTGCACGACCACCGATACTGAAGGCCGCAAGTTCACCAGATTTGACCTTATCCCAGACGTCATCGTCGTAGACTTTGTAAGCTACAACCCATCCTTCACGGTCACTCTGTATGCCAAGGCTTTCACCAATTTCCTTAGTGATAGGCAGAGAGTGAATTACACGCCCTGTCATTTTACCTGTGTGCATTGTTTTACCGACACGAATATGTTCCATGAAATCATTCACGGCTTTAACAAGTGTGTCGGCTTCGATTACATCACCCTGACGGTCAACTATTCGTTCACCTTTCTCAGTGATAACGGAAGCCCATCCATAGACAATACGTTGTTCTTCGTCTGCCTTGAGGATCTTCCCTTCGATCTCTGTTTTAGTTAAGTCACTCACTGTGGCTCCTTTCTCCCACATACGGCAAGACCAATATCTCGCAGTTGTCTTATCAGTTGCAGTATCGCACGAATGACGACTACGAAAGTTGGCTCTGGCTTTGGGATCATCACGGCGAATCTCCATATTAGGATCACCAAAAGTTACTTTCTTGGTTTTGTCACCATCTTTGACGTAAACCCCAAACTTCTTGCTTGATCCAGAAGGAAGCCTAAATGGTTTGTTTAGAGGTTTGTCTGCTTTATTGATGGCTGCTTCGGTAGGCAATTCACTCTCATCCCACACGTCATTCTTTCTTGTTGACAGGGGGTGTTTAGCAGGGAGTAAATCAGTATCGTGTTTACCGCTACGGAAACGACCAGTGCGAATAGTACGTAAGAAGTTGTTGACACGCGCCATAGCCCATTGTTCTGGTGACTTTACATTTGGTCTAACGGAAGCAGGGTTCGTTCTATATGCACCTACACCTCTGTTGTAGACCTGTTCGAGCATAGCCATAGTGACTTTACCTTTGTCGCCATACTTCTCATTATGCTCCCGCATTTTGTTCTCTAAACCTGCTTTTGGCATTATGTCCTCAATACGCTATTCTTTACTAGGATCATATCAAAGGCTGCAGTGATACGGGCGTTATTACTACGTACAGTCGCTCTTACGTCTATGTCAGATTTTTCTGGGATTGCTAACGGTACAGAGAATGGGTAGAAATACTGACCACCATCACCACAGACCTCAAAGGAATGTCCAACCCTAAAGGCATCCTGACCAAAGTATCTGATAAACATATCACCTGTAGCATCTGCACCATCCTGACAGGTAGAAGTACCTTGTGTAAGATATGCAGTGTAATCTGCTGGGACTGTATATACAGCCATCAAGGTTTGAGCCTTACCAACATTTATACGTGCTACATTAACTGAGCTTTTCTGTATATTAATAACCGCAACATTAGTCCCTGATGTCAGATAAGCCCTATAGACACGTAGGAAAGAATTGGTAGTTGCTGTAGCACCAGAACTAGAAACTGTGATAGTTTCTGATAAAACATTATAATTTCCATCCAGTCCCTCAATAACTAAGCTCTTACCATTGTCAGAAGCATTCACTGCAGGGACAGACAAAGTGCCAGCAGAGGAAAAGGATGACCAAGGGTAATCTGTGTCGTTAATATCCCAAACCGTTCCAGATTGGTTCTGAGACATCGCAGGTACAGCGCCAAACTTATGCTGCAAGGAGTGACCACTTACTTCACCCTGTGCAATGGAAAGTGGGCTATCTTTGAATAATTGCTTACCCCAAGTAGACATTAGTTCAACTCTTTCGTGATAAGTATTCCAATGTTTCCATCGTTAGGGAAACTCTCTACAGCACTATCTGAGTAAGTAACTTCAAACTCTGCATAGTAAGTTCCTGCAGTATCTGTATCAGATCCAGTCCAGTTGTACTGAACTATTCCGCTTGTAGCAGGACTAATTATAGTTGCAGCAGTATCAATCTTAACTGTACCAGCTAGGTCTTTCATGTGAAAGCGCACACTAGCTCCCGTAAGGTCTATCACACTACCGCTACCGTCTTTGAGTGTAGCTCTTATAGAAGGAGCAGTGTCGTTCTGTTTTAAGTAAAAGGGCATTATGCAGCCTCTAGTGTAACACTGTTAGAAGAAGGATTAAGGGTTACGACATTATTCTCGTTAGCAACTGTAAAGACTTTTATGTAGTTCTGATCTTCGAACCTTAGTCTTGGCACATCTGCAATGAAGGTTACATCTGAGCCTGTTACAGTAAATGTACCTACGTCTACAGAGAGTTTTACAGCCTTGGCAAAAGTAACCGCTTGACCACTAAGAGAGAACGTCCCTTGCTCAAAGCTCTCACTAATATCAACATCTATCTCTTGTCCAGTTACTGAGAATGCGCCACTATCGGCAGAGATATTTAAGTCTTTGAGGAGCGTAACATCTTGACCAGTAAGAGAGAAGCTGCCCTCATCAAGTGTTACATTAAGTGTTTTGTTTAGGTTTGCTGCCTGTCCTGTAAGTGCAAAAGAACCAGCAGCAAAACTTTCGCCTATGCCAAAGTCAATCTCTTGACCCGTGAGAGTAAACGACCCCGCATCAGCCGTAATATTCAGCGCCTTAACAAGATCAACATCTTGTCCAGAAAGCGTGAAGCTACCTGCATCTGCTGTAAGTTTGACTGCTTTATTTAGGTTTGCAGCCTGACCAGTTAAGGTAAACGCTCCAGCAGCAAAACTCTCGCCAATGCCGAAGTCGATCTCATTGCCCGTCAGAGTAAAGCTACCAGCCTCTGCTGATACATTTACAGTTTTCTTGAGCGTTACGTCTTGGCCCGTAGAAGCAAATGAACCAGCATCGACAGAAAGATTTACATCTTTATTTAGATCGACATCTTGACCACTTAGGGTGAAGCTACCGTTGTTTGCAGTAAGAACTTTACCCTCTACGAAACCTACAGCTTGACCACTAAGAATGAAGCCGCCAGCATTGATGGCAAGATTTATACCCTTATTAAGATTTACGTCCTGACCCGTAGAAGCAAACGATCCAGCATCTACTGAAAGGTTGATTGCTTTGGTAAGACCTACGTCTTGACCGCTAAGTGTGAAACCACCGTTGTTTGCAGCTAGGGCTTTGCCCTGCTCAAAACTTACGTCCTGACCAGCAAGAGTAAAGCTACCTACATCTACACTAAGGTTTACA